TTCCTGCGGGCGGCCATCGCCTCGGTCGAGGGGCGGTGCGGCAAGGCGCTGATGATCCGGACCTTCATCTGGACGCTGCCCTTCTGGCAGGATGACCTGCGTCAGGTCTTCCCCATTGGCCCGGTGCAAGAGGTTCTGGAACTGGCCCTTCTGGATGCGGCCGAGCAACCCACGGTTGTTGATCCCGCGCGCTTCCGGCTTGAGAAGGACATGCATTTCCCGGCGCTCAACGGGCGCAGCGCGGGTCTGCCCAATCCGCCTTCGGATGGGTCGATCCGGGTGCGGTTCACGGCCGGATACGGCGCAACCTGGGACGAGGTGCCGCGCGATCTGGCGCAGGCCGTCATGCTGCAGGGCGCGCATTACTATGAACACCGCGAGGCCACGGGCCTGGGCGAAGGCTGCGCGCCGTTCGGGGTGATTTCCCTGACAGAACGCTACCGCCCGATGCGGATCTTCACGCGGGGCCGGGTATGAGCCCGCGTCTGAACCGGCTGCTGGTGCTGGAAGACCGCCAGCGTCAGCCCGATGGCTCGGGCGGGTACTCCGAGGCCTGGGTGGCCTTGGGCGAGATCTGGGCCGATGTAAGCGCCCGCACCGGGCGCGGCACCGATCTGGGTCCGCTGGCCACCGCGCGCACCGGCTATCGCATCGTGGTGCGCGGCGCGCCGGTCGGCACGCCCTCGCGCCCCGTGGCGGGGCAACGCTTCCGCGAGGGCCCGCGCCTGTTCCGGATCGAGGCCGTGGCGGAACGCGACAGCGAAGGCCGCTACCTGATCTGTTTCGCGCACGAGGAGGTCGCGGCATGACCTACACCATGGCCATCGCCCTGCAAAAGGCAGTCTATGCCGCGCTGTCGGCGGATGCCGCGTTGCAAGCCCTTGTGGGCACGGCGATTTTCGACGCGCCCCCCGTGGGTGCAATCCCCGCGCTTTACGTCAGCCTCGGCCCCGAGACGGCGCAGGACCGGTCCGATCAGGGCATCAGCGGCGCGCGGCATGATTTCGTGATCTCGGTCGTCACCGATGCGGGCGGCTTTCAAGAGGCCAAGGCCGTGGCCGCCGCCGTATCGGACGTTCTGGATCAGCCCCTGGGCGCGTTGGATCGCGGCAGGCTGGTCACGCTGAACTTTCTGCGGGCGCGGGCGAAACGCGACGAGGCCGGCCAGCAAAGGCGCATCGACATGACGTTCCGCGCCCTGCTGGACGACGAATAACCCCTTATCAGGAGACGAGAAATGGCAGCCCAGAATGGCAAGGACCTGTTGATCAAGGTCGACATGTCCGACAACGGCACCTTCCAGACGCTGGCGGGTCTGCGCGCCTCGCGCATCAGTTTCAACGCCGAGGCGGTGGATGTCACCAGCCTGGAAAGCCAGGGCGGCTGGCGCGAATTGCTGGGGGGCGCGGGGGTGCGCTCGGCCTCGGTTTCGGGGGCGGGGGTGTTCCGCGACGCGGGTTCGGACGAACGGGCGCGGCAGATCTTCTTTGACGGGGAAACGCCGGATTTCCAGGTCATCATCCCCGATTTCGGCATCATCGAGGGCCCGTTCCAGGTGACCGGCATCGAATACGCCGGCGCGCATGACGGCGAAGCCACCTATGAGATGTCGCTGGCCTCGGCCGGGGCGCTGAGCTTCTCGGCGATCTGATGGGCAACCCTTATGCCGGAGAGGTCACGCTGGTGATCGACGGGCGCGCCCATGTGATGCGCCTGACCCTTGGTGCCCTGGCCGAGCTTGAGGAGAGCCTGGGCGCGGGGTCTCTGATGGCGCTGATCCAGCGGTTCGAGGACGCGCAGTTTTCGTCCCGCGACGTGCTGGCGCTGATCGTCGCGGGCCTGCGCGGTGGCGGCTGGCAGGGGCGTGCGGCGGATCTGCTGCAGGCAGATATCGAGGGCGGGCCAGTCGCGGCCTCTCGCGCGGCGGCGCGGCTGCTTACGCTGGCCTTTGCCCTGCCGGAGGGTGCGGAATGAGCGGTCCGGCACAGGGGGCGCAGGCCAATCCGCCGGGGGTCGGCGAGGGATTTGACTGGGTGTCGCTGGTGCAGGCCGGGGTGCGCGGGCTGGGCCTGCGCCCGGCGGAATTCTGGGCGCTGACCCCGGCGGAACTGGCGCTGATGCTGGGCTGCGCAGCCCCCCCGGCGCTTGGCCGGGCGGGGCTGGTGGATTTGATGACGGCCTTTCCGGACGTGCAAGCGGACCATGAAGGGCCGAACATGAAGAAAGGTGACGCATGATCGAGGATTTCGACGGCATTGGCGATCTGCACGCCCAGGTCGAAGCGCTGGAGCTTTCTCTTGGCGGGGCGGCGGGCATGGCGGCTGGCTTTGACAGCGAATTGCGCCGGATGCGCGTGGCCCTGGCCGAGACCGGCAAGGACGTGCAGACGCTGGAACGCGGGCTGTCGCGCGGGTTGAAACGGGCGCTGGATGCGGTCGTTCTGGATGGGGCGAAACTGTCGGATGCCCTGGGGATCGTGGCGAATTCGGTGATCTCTCAGGCCTATAACGCGGCTGTCAAACCGGTGACGGACCATTTCGGCGGGATGATCGCCCAGGGTGTCGGCGGGCTGTTCCAGAACGTCCTGCCCTTTGCGCGGGGGGGCGCGATTGCACAGGGGCGGGTGATGCCCTTTGCCGATGGCGGCGTGGTGCGCGGCCCGACCGCCTTTCCCATGCGCGGGGCCACCGGGTTGATGGGAGAGGCGGGGCCCGAGGCGATCCTTCCGCTGACCCGGGGCGCGGACGGCAAGCTGGGGGTGCGTTCGCAGGGCGGGCGTCCGGTGACGGTGGTGATGAACATCCAGACCCCCGATGCCGACAGCTTCCGCCGGTCCCAGGCGCAGGTCGCCGCGCAGATGTCGCGTGCCCTGGCGCGGGGGCAGCGGAACCGGTGAGGGGGAAGGGGGATGATGATGCGTCCATATCCCACGGCTCTCGTGGGCCGCGATGAGCACAGCGAAGAGCACCCATTTGCCGAACCTTCGACAAAAGGTCCCGCCCGGCGGCACGCCGGGCAGCGGCCCGTTGCCCGGCAAGCGATTGCTCGCAATCGCTGAGAGGGGCCGCCCCCCTGGGCGGCCGCTTCGCAGCCACCCGCGGACGGACGCTGCCCTTTGCGAAGACCTCGGACGAACGCGAGCCGGTTTAACGAGAGCTGAAATCTCAACCCCAACCCCGAAAGGAACCCGCATGTCCTTCCATGAAATCCGTTTCCCCGCGGCGCTGTCCTTCGGGTCCTCCGGCGGGCCGGAGCGGCGCACGGAAATCGTCACCCTCGCCAATGGTTATGAGGAACGCAACGCCCCCTGGTCGCAGTCCCGGCGGCGCTATGATGCGGGTGTCTCGATGCGGTCGCTGGACGATATCGAAACGCTGCTGGCCTTCTTTGAGGCCCGCGAAGGGCAGCTATACGGGTTCCGCTGGAAGGATTGGTCTGATTACAAATCCTGCGCGCCGACGGCCCAGATCGCCTTTACCGATCAGCTGCTGGCGCGCGGCGACGGGAACACCCACGACTTCCAGCTGATCAAATCCTACCGTTCCGGCCAACAAGAGGTCGCGCGGGTGATTGCCAAGCCTGTGGCGGGGACGCTGCGCGTCGGGGTCAACGGATCGGAACTGCGCAAGGGGGTGGATTTCAGCGTCGATCTGACCACCGGCGGGATCGTTCTGGATGAGGCCCCGGTTACTGATGCCGAGGTCACCGCAGGCTTTGAATTCGACGTGCCGGTGCGCTTTGACACGGATCGCATCGCGACCTCGGTCGCGTCGTTCCAGGCGGGCGACATGCCGAATGTCCCGGTGGTGGAGCTGCGGGTATGACGTTCAATCCCGACCTCGCCGCCCATCTGTCCACGGGCACCACCCATGTCTGCAACGCCTGGGCGATCACCCGTTCCGACGGTATCGTTCTGGGCTTTACCGATCACGACCGTCCGCTAAGCTTTGACGGCATCGACTTCCGCGCCGACACCGGGCTGTCGGCCATGGCCCTGCAACAGGGCACGGGCCTCTCGGTCGACAATTCCGAGGCGCTTGGCGCGCTCAGCGATGCGGCCATCCGTGAGGCCGACATCGATGCGGGCCGTTTCGACGGGGTCGAGGTGCGCGCCTGGCGGGTCAACTGGCAGGATGTGGCGCAGCGCCAGATGGTCTTTCGCGGCGCGATCGGAGAGATCAGCCGCGCGGGCGGAGCTTTCACGGCGGAACTGCGCGGGCTGTCAGAGCCGCTGAACCAGCCGCGCGGGCGGATTTATCAGAAACCCTGCGGGGCCGTTCTGGGGGACGGCTCCTGTGGCGTCGATCTGACGGCCCCGGGCTATGCGGTGGAAACCACGGTCAGCACGGTCACGGGCGCGCAGCTGACCCTGCCACCCTTGCCGGACTATGAACCCGGTTGGTTCACCCATGGCAGATTGGATGTTCTGTCCGGGGCTGCGCAGGGCCTGGCCGAGGCGATCAAGCGCGATCAGGCGGGAGAGGAACGTCAGATCGACCTCTGGGCCAGTCTGCGCGCGCCCTTGGCCCCCGGGGATCGGGTTCGGATCAGCGCAGGCTGCGACAAGCGGATGGAGAGCTGCCGGTACAAGTTCAACAACCTCGCCAATTACCAGGGCTTCCCGGACATCCCCGGTGAAGACTGGCTGGCTGTCACCCCGGCGCAAAGCGGTGCCACCAGCGGAGGCAGCCGAAGATGACCACAGTGACCACCCCAGACACCATCGTTACCGCCGCGCGCGGCTGGATCGGTACACCCTATCTGCATCAGGCCTCGCACCGGGGGATCGGGGCGGATTGCCTGGGCCTTCTGCGTGGCATCTGGCGCGAGCTGTATGGGGCCGAACCGGAACCCGTGCCGCCCTATAGCCGCGACTGGTCCGAACCGTCGGGCGACGAACGGCTGTGGGCGGCGGCGGCGCGGCATCTGCTG